AACTGCGCTCGCGAATGTTTTCATAGCTTCAGAATGAAGACCAGAAGCCTGACCAACCTGAGTAATGTGATTAATCTTAACAGAAAGATTAAGTTTCATTGCGATTGGTTTGCCTGGACTAGAGTCGTTACCAGACCAACCTTCATAGTATGCAGTCACGATGTCAGCTTTCGAAGGATTTTTTTTATCCTGACCAGAAATGCTGGTCGATACGATGTCTATACGATCTCTACGACCGTTGTTGTAAAAATATTCAGCATGTTCTTTACATGCTCCAGAGTTAACATATCTACATGCGTCTGCGATATATGGTGCTAAGTCGGTGCTAGAAGCAAGAACAGATTTTCTAGCATTAAGATATGTAAAAGCCGATCCATTAAGAACGTAGAATACATAAACTGTGTCTACACCCACAGAAGTTTTTTTGTTTGGAACAGTAAACTTAAACGCTTTGGCTATAGATTTCTTAGTATCTGTTGGACCTTTAACCGCAGTATATGCACCAGAATCTGATTTATCTGTTAGAAACTGTTTAAGATATTTGGCTACATGAGTAGGAGTGATACTAGTTCCAGTTCTACCTTCCACAAATCTAGCAACAATAGCAGCCTGAAGTAGAACTTCGGCAAGATATCCGAAAGGAACTTTTTCGCTGCTCTTCATGATAGAGCCAACAGGGAACCATTTGTCAGCTTCTTTTGAAGTATCTAATTCTATCGAATCGACAGCATTTTTATATGCTGCTAGATCTGTTATGTCAGCTCGTAGCTTATTACCTTCGATAAAAGTCTTAAGAACATTAATAGCATGATCGCGTGATTTTTTTGTAGGATTAAGCATGACGGGATCCCCACCGCCAGTCTTTTGATTAATGAATGCGATAGGTGCGTCTTTTTTAAGTACTTCTATTGCATAAGTGACATACTTATAGCATGAAGTCAGTCCGCTTGCCATTCTGATAGGATTTGCCATAGATATATTTATAAAACAAAAAAGGGAGGAGCGTTATTGCTCCTCCCTGACTCATGACAAAAAAGCACCTCCTTAGTCATGAGCCCGATTCTGTAATAGGGCAGTCTTGACCCATGGATCATTGGGTTTAGTCATAGCATAAATGGCGTAATCTTTATTTAAAAGTACCTCAACCTGAAGATTTGTTACACCTTTATTAATGAACCCTAGTTCTTTTGCAGTACCGCGCGAAGCGTCTAATTCGCGTCCGTGTGCGAACGGACCTCTATCATTCACTCGCGCGATAACGGTTTTGTTATTTTCGGGATTTGTTAGTTTTAGGAGAGTACCGAAAGGATATGTTTTATGTGCAACCGTAAGTCCGTCTGGGTTATAGCGCTCTCCTGACGCAGTTCTTGTACCCATTTGATACCAGCTTGCCTTAGCGAGCTTTGGACTTTCGATTATAGTAGGGGCGCAGCCGCCAATAAGCAAACTGACACCCAAAACAGCTATAATTTTGAGCATTTTTTATTTAGTATATCGCTTTTCTGTAAGAAAACGATAAGTCTCCTTTGAATGCAATTTCGCGAAACCAATAAGAACTAGTCGCGAATCTTGCAACGTTTTGCCAAAATAGCCTACTGCGTCATGTAGTCTATTTGCCGGAAATATCAGACAACGATTGAATACGTTAGAAACGTAATCTACGAGCCTGAAATGCGAATCGTGTTCTTTGATAAGAGATACTACATTTTCTTTTTCCTCAGCGTTAAGTCTGTGAGCTTCGGAACAGTAAATTCGTTTACCTTCCATCATTTCATGGAATTTTGTTTCCATGAAATGGGCATAGCTATTCATTTTGATTTCGTCGAGTTCATAAAATGCAGTACCGAAATATCCTTTTCCAAACGAATCTGGGTTTAGATAAACCATAACAGTGAATTCACAGGAAGGTCCATTGTCCGTATGGATATGGGACGATGGAACTCCTATGTTGTAATATTCTGGCGAGTATTGAAAACCTAATTCGATTTCTAATTGACAATCTGTTAAGTCGGTTATCTTGGTGACTAAACTTTTTGTGAACTGTTGGAAAAATGCTGGTTCCGTTTTATTTAATGGATCTGTTCTTAGTGCAGTAGCATATCCATTGTGTGTGTAGTTTTGAGCAAGAGCCAATTCACGCACAGCCATAGGATCAGGGAAAAAATTATCAATTATAATTGTGCTGTTCATGAATAGCGACTTAACAGTTCAGTATATCCACCAATAGCTTTATCTTTGCTCATAATAAAAGGAGCAGTTTTCACGTTAGGAAATTGCTTAAAAAACTCGTCGCGTTCGATATCTTTACCGACTACGATTTCAGTGAAAGTCACACCATTTTCTTCGCAAATATCTTTAGCCTTTTCACACCAAGGGCATCCTGGAGTACTATAGATAGTAAGATCATTCATTATATAATTCTCCTGTCTTTTGTCGAAAACGATATCCGTATGCTCGTTTCCAATCACCTAGAATAATACCTTGTTGCTTACGAGCTTCAATTTCCCAAGGTAAATCAAAATACGAACCGCTTCCCCGACCTTCCGACTGAACCATAGTGTTTTTCCACTTACAATAGTTAGCATGGGTAGCTAGGTCTTTTAGATCACCAGTAGCATATTGTCTTATATGAACGATCTCATGAGCAAGTATTCTATATAGTATCCTATCTTTTAGATAATTACACAGTTCCATGTCGTACTCGCGCGGGCGATGATTATCGTCATCCCATATCACAGAACCATACACATTTGAATCTTTAAGTTTTTCTGTGATATTAATCTTAAGTGTTATATTATTAGCCAATCGAGGGCCTAGAGTATATCCTAGCATCCATCGTGCAGCATTTTTGACGATTTTACGTTTATGTTTATTGCCGCCTGTAATACTGATTTTGGCTTTATTATTTGCGTACTCCAAAGCTCCTGGGGTCATTTTGTTTCCCTTCTTGCTTATTGGACTATAATACTTTATTTGGTCATGTTCGTCAAGACCGAAATTATTTAGCCGTTTAAAACTTGAAGTTTCCGAATTTAGCTTTAGGCTTACTGCGTTCACGATCTTCCATCCCAAACTTGCTATTATCCATAACAGCATCAGAGCGCTTCGTTTTGCCACCACGATTATCGTCAATCAAATCGTCCTGAGCAGACGCCTCAGTGTCGAATAGACGCATCTTGGTTCTGTCGATACCTAGTACGAATTTCTTGTTGATAGCAGGATCAGCGTAGCGATTCTTAAGCTGCTTGACCATGACCTGACCCGCTTCGTCAAGTTCGTCTGTGCGAACAAGAGCAATCATGAAGTCAGCCGTAGCAGGCAAACCAAAAGACTCGGAAGTATCCTCGAGACCAGGATCGCTTGATGAATAGCCAGTTCTAGTTGTTTGAGTAGCAGACACGATAGGAACGTTCTTTTCGACAGCAAGTCCGCGCAGTTCTTCCGCAATAGCCTTGATATAGGTATAGCTGTTTACGTTAGAACCTGTCTTGATTCGAGAAGAGCAGCAGATATTGAGATAGTCGATGTAAATAATGTCGGGTACGAAGCTTCGCTTTAGATTAAGCTCGTTCAGGAGGTGACGAAAGTGACCTACGTGCGCGGACGCAGTAGGATATTCCTTGATGATAAGCTTGCCTTCAGTCTTCGACTTGACACGAGCAATCTTACTATCGTACATATCTTTCGGAAGATGACCAAGATCATCAAGAGGCACATTCAACAGATTAGCGTCGATACGCTCAGCGATCTTTTCCTCAGCCATTTCCATAGTGATATACAGGACGTTCTTACCGAGCGTTAGATTAGCCGCAGCAAGATGACACATCATCAGAGTCTTACCAGCACCAGTGCCAGCAAGAATGATATTAAGTGACTTACGAGATAATCCACCGCGAGTGATAGTATTCATCAACTCTAGGTCGAACGGAATCTTTTCTTCCTTACGATGATAAAAATCATATCGCTCTTCGAAATCCTCAATGAAATCGTGACCGACATGACTATCGAACGACACGCCCAACGCTTCAGCAAGAATTTCTGGAAGCGAGTTCTTAGTTCTGTTCTTATCTTTGCCATCAAGAATAGCGATACTATCCATGATGGCATTATAGACTGCGCGCTCTTGACAGAATCCCTCGGTTGTTTCAAGCAACCAAGTCATATCAGAAGGTTCTGGTTCGACAAGCTCGCGAACCAGTTCCATTGAGCGCTTATGCTCTTCTTCGCTTAGATTAGTGCTAGACTCTAGGTCAATCCCAATCGCTTCACGAGTGGGTCGATTATTATACTTGAGCATAAAGTCATTGATACGCTTGAACACCTGACGCTCAGACGAGTCACCGAAATACTCTTCTTTTAGAAATGGTAATGTCTTACGAGCAAAGTCTTCATTATGAACCAGATTCTTTAGAATCGTCAGCTCTATCTTCATTTCCAATCTTTCCTACTTGCTTGATTAAAATGTCTTGCAGAATACACGCAACAGTATCTTCGAAGTTTTCCTTGAGCTTACCATCAAACATTCCGTCAGCCCAAAAAGACTCGACGACGTGATAATTGAATTTAAGCCAAGGTTCATCGCTATCTTCAACTTCACTAGAAATCTTTAAATTTTCATAGTGAAACACGACGCCTTCGAACTCACCTTCTTCAATACGCATACAAATGAAATTAGGTACATCTAACCTCTCAACAGTAGTATAGCGTGGAGCAGCTGGATTGTCAATGACTTTCATTAGTCAATCCTTACTGACACACGAGGATCAAACCTCAAGATACCGAGAGTGAAATTCTCAGCAGCATCTTCTGCATATCGCAATGACTTATTGGGAAACGTACGATACTCTATGAGTTCGTTGTTCTCATAGAACTCTACGCCATATGTGCCATTATCCAATATGATAGTGGCAGTCTTACTCTTATCATCACTCCAAAACTCACTCAGCGTCATCATTGTCTCCTTCTTCATCGAGAATTGCTCCATGTGCCATAGAATATTTATCTTTGATATACTTACCGAAATCGGTTTCCTTAAACATTTTCAACCAGAACTCTTTATTATCTACAATATCTGCCGCACGCACGTTAGGTGTATGCACTTCGCCTGTTTCTTTATCTACAGTAGCATACCAGCCATTCTTAGGCTTTACGATATAACCACCATCAAGAGCAACATCAAGCAAACCACTCCAGCGGTTAATACCGCCCTCATATGATACGGTGATTGGAATCTTTGACTTTTCTCTGACATATCTTGATTTCTCCACGTTAATAACAAAATGATAACCTTGTATACCATCAGCATCCTTATCCTGCTGACGACCAAGGATCCAAATAGCGTCTGATGAGTAATAGGAACCAGTTCCGCCTCCAACGATATCCTTTGGATAAAGACCGATTTCCTTATATGTATGATTGACAACAACCATAGGAATATCGCGCATCGTGAGATACGGAGTTACCATACGGAACAACGACTTGAGCTGTTTCGCGCGAGACATATCCGCTACAGACTTTTCGTTGAGAGCGTCTTCGACTTCTTTCTTTGAAGCAAGATTACCAATCGAGTCGATGATAATCATAACACGATCAGTGCGTTCGATAGTAGTCAACTGCTTCATGATATCAAACTTGAGTTCTTCGACGTCCATGATAGGCGTATGAACTACCTTATCAAAAGCGATACCGAATGTGTTGAAATATGATTGAGGCGTACCGAACTCAGAATCGTAGAACAAAATAACGCCGTCATCATACTTCTTAAGAAACGCTGATGCTAAGAGCAAGGCGAAACCAGTCTTGAAATGCTTAGAAGGACCAGCAAGCATAGTTAGCCCTGGAGTAATGCCACCGTCCACAGAACCTGATAATGCCACGTTAATCATAGGCACAGTAGTTGGGATCATGTCCTTCTTAGTGAAGATCTTACTGTTATCTAACGTAGCCGTAAACTCGATCGTACTATTCTTAATCAACTTATCTTTTAGTGACATATCACTTCCTCTTCTCAAAAAGAACCAATCTTTCAACATGATTATAGTATACTCTAGTTATGAATGATTGTCAAGACGTTTTTTCAATAGTGACGGGATCCCAGAAATCACCATTCGTCTGGACTGCGTCTAGCTTATCGACTTCGAGTCGTAGATTTTTACTTGCAGCAATGATAAGCAATACGGCTAGCGGATCAATGACTAGCACGAGTAGCATAATCATAATGCGTATCGCCGACTCCAAGTCCTTTTCGCTATCAGCGCCGTAGAGCATCTCAGCGACGTAACGAATAGGACCAACCTCATTCTTCAGCGTTCGTGTAGCCTTAAGCAATGGTG